GGGCTGGAGGGCCGCGGGAACGGGCGGCCAGACCGGGCCAGTGCTCACCGGGGGTGGCGTGGTGGCCTTGGGCGCGGTGGCTGGCGCGATGCCGCCGAGGCGGGCACCGTTGCCGCCACTTACGCCACCGCCGCCGCCAATGTCTGAACGATCCATCATAATCATCGTGGCGTCCTCCTAGAACTGGGTGATCCAGTCAATCAGGGTCTGGCGAGTGACCATGCACTTGCCGGCGAAGGCGGCCATTTCCTGATACATAATAAACGCTTCACGCGCCTGTTGCGCGGGTGGGAGTAGGGACAGCGAAACCGGCGCCGGGGGAGGCGCGATCGGCTGCATGTCAGTGACCGGCTTCACCCTTGCCGGCGGTGCTGGCGGCAGCGGGGAATAGGGCACGATAGGTGCTGTTCCACACGCCGTCAGAATCAGGAGTGAAGTTGCAAGCACCCAGCTGCAGCGTGTGAATCTGGTCGCGAACGAGTTGGAACGCATGGCTTTGGTCCTCCAGCAGAATGGCGGTGTGCGCCTGCATCCCTTCAGTGGACAGGTTGAGGGCGTCGACGTGGTCGACCAGCCGCTTGTTGCCGGCCAGCATGTCGCTGACCGACTTGGCTTGGGCGGCAATGGTGTTGTCCTGCGTCTTCTTGATGGCGGACAGGTCGGTGTAGCCCTTCCAGTGCCAGCCGGCGAGGAAGCCGCCACACAGGATGGCGAACACCAGCAGCGCGGTGGCGATCACCTTGATCCACAGGCTCATGACAGCTGCCCTCCGGCGGCGGTGAAGGCGTCCTTCAGCCAGTTCATCGAGTGCGGATGCTGGCCGTAGCGGTTGCCCGGCAGGCTGGACCAGATGTGCGCGGTGCACGCGATGGCCCCGGCCAGATTGCCGTTGGCGAGGAACGGCAGCGCGTGGCATTCCTCCAGCTGCTGGATCGCGTAGCGGTCTTGGCTCAGCTTGCCGAAGTCCGGCAGCCGCAACTGCTTTTGGTAGTACGGCCAGTACAGATAGAGAATCTGATAGCGACCCGCGGCCGAGGAATGCTCTGCCTTGTTGAACACGTCCGGGTGCTTGGCGTAGCTGTCGAAGGTACGGATCGCGCCGGGCACCGATCCCACCAGCACGTTGTAGCCGTCGTCCGAGGCAGCCAGCATCTCCGCGCCGATTTCCGACATGGCCAGCATGTCGAGGTACGGGATCACGTTGTCATTGTCGACATACTTACGCTGGATCGTTGCCATGGGGCACCTCCGAAGCCGCTGGCGGAACGGTGCAAGGAGGCAGGTTCGCGGTGGCGATGTCCGCGGCCAGCTTGGACTGCTTGACCACCACCGATACCGCGGCCATGCCGGGCAGGATCACGCCGATGCCGGCGAGGATCGCCTGTTCGAGATGGTTGAGCTGCGGCTTCCATTCGTCCGGGATCATGCCCATGCGCCACGCGCTGGCCGCGGCCGAGTAGAACGCGGTCACGATCATCAGCCGGATCGACCACAGCCGGTGCCAGAACTTCGCCTTCTCGGTCAGCTTGCTGGCGAGCCACGCCTTCAGTGCCGCGAGTTTCGTCTTGAGGCTATCGGTAATCATGGCCTTCATCCCGGATGTCAAGCATCACTTCTTCGCCCAGCTGGAGAGCCACTTCGACCAAGGGGTACAGTTCCTCGTAAGCGGTCTGGGATTCGTCGAGGGAGTTTTCTCCCACGGTAAGACCGACAAGAATGTCGCCTTTGGTATCGGTGGGGAAGTTACCCATCTTCAGGTAATAGGTTTGCGCGTTGGCGGTCAGCGTCAGCATGCCGCGGTGAAAGTCTTCGCCGAAGCGCATGGCGTAGCGTTGCGCCACCGGGCACGAGGCATCGTTGCCCATGCTGATGCTGTACTGGTTGGCCGGAATGCGTGCCGGTCGGCCGGACCGGCGTGCGCGCCGCGGCGGCTCCAGCGTGGCGCAGGAGAAGCCCTCGCAAAACATCTCGCCCACCGAACAGACGTGGTTGGTGCGAGTGCGCTGGATGACGATGATCATTGCTTATAGCCTCGTGCCTGCAGGGTGTCCTTGATGTCCGACAGCAGTTGCTCCACCCGTGACATACGCCCGTCCAGCGTCTGCGACTGCGCTTCGATGCGATTGATCGAGTCGCGGTTGGTGGCGCTGGCGATCTTGAGGTTCTGTGTTTCGCCGTACTGGATGCCGGCTTGAAACGACAGGGTGAGCATGAACACCATGGCGGCAAGCATTGCGCCGATTTCCATGCCGGTACGACCCTTGCTTTGCTGAATAACCATAGCTGGCGCTCCCATCATGTGGTTTGGTCCAGAATGAGGTTGTCGGCCGCCAGCGCGGCCAGCAGGCTGGCAAGAGCGACGTTGCCGCCCTTGGCGCCGGTAATGGTCCGGCGCTGGTAAGGGTTGAAGAACAGTTCCTCGCCGACAGCGATGCATTGCGCTTGGATGGTGCCGGTGACGGTGCCCACGGCCGTGAGGCGGTAGGCGTCGTAGAAACCGGGGAAGATGACCAGCGCGCCGGAGGTGTCCAGTGCGCTGGTGCCGTAGTCGATGTTGACGAACGCGCCGGCACCGACTGGACGGCCAAACAGCTGGGCCACGCCGGAGCCGCCAGCGACCGCGATCTGGTGCTGGGTGAAGCCGCTCTGGTCGGCGCACTGCACCGAGGCGCTGCCGCTGCCGTTCCACGCGGTGGCCAGCATGCACATGCCGAAGCGGCGACGTTCGTCGATCGACTGGTCATGCGAGGCGGTGAAGTCGTCGTTGACCGAGACCACGCCCGCTTCGTAGGTGCCGGAGGCTGCCGGGGTGGTCGGGGTCAGCCGCACGCCGTCGATGATCGCCGGCAGCAGCAGCTGGCCCGAGCCGCCGCGGGTCAGGTCGATGGCGCCGACCGGCACGAAGAACCCGGACTTGGCGGCGCTCACGCTCACCGTGATCAGGCCGGACGCCGGGGCTGCGCCGTTGGAGCCAATGTAAATCTGGTGCTGCGCCAGCCCGGTGTTGCTGGGCAGCGCCGCGGTGACCGTCGTGGTGCCAGCCCATCCGCTCACCACTTGGGTGCGGATGACTCGGCGACGCGCGATGAGGTCTGAGGTGATCACATTGAAAGTCCTTCAGGCGAGCGTAAGTACCGTGGTGCACTGCACGGTCTGGGTAGAGCCGTACACGTTGTCAGTGACGACGCATTGGAAAACGCCGCTGTAGGAACCACGGCCGCCTTGGTTGAGCTGCACCGAGGCGTCGTTGGCGGTAACCGAGGTAATGGCGCCGACACCGCTGACCTTGGAGAAGCTGTAGCTGTAGTTGCCGGAGCCGAAATGCGCGATGACGATGATGTCGACGCTATCGGTGCCATAGTTGTAAGTGTTTTGGGTGAAGGCGCAATGCAGCCCCTGCACGCCAGTGGCACCGGGGGCGCCCGGCGGACCGACCGGGCCATCGAGACCGGCCACGGACGAGGTCGGGCCGGTGGGACCAGCCGGGCCGCGCGCGCCGGTCGGGCCGGGCACGCTGGAGGCCGGACCGATCGGGCCGGGAGGTCCGCTCGCGCCGGTGGGTCCGGGTGGGCCTACGGGGCCGACCAAGCCAGTCGGGCCGGGCGAGCCGGGCAGGCCAGTGCCGCCCACGCCGCCGGTGATGCCGACTGGTCCGGGCAGGCCGGTGGGTCCGGTCGGGCCGGGGGTCGATGACGGCGTGCCGGTGGGGCCACGCGGCCCGGTGGGGCCAGCAGGAGCCGGGCCAGTGGGGCCGGGGCCACCGGTGGTTCCGGTCGGGCCGAACGCGCCGACCGGGCCAGCCGGTCCGGTCGGTCCGGTCAAGCCAGCCGGGCCGGTCAGTCCAAGCAGGAACTGGGAAAGCTGCAGGGTCATCCGGGCGGTCCGATGGGGCCGGTGGGACCGGGCAGGCCGCGCGGCCCGGTGGCACCAGTGGGACCGGGGCCGCCGGTCGGGCCGGGCACGCCAGCAGGCCCGGTGGGGCCGGGCGGACCGCTGGGACCGATGCTGCCGGGCAAGCCGGGCGATCCAGTCGCGCCAGTGGGTCCGGGCGGACCGGCTACCGTCGAATTGGAGCCGGGCGTGCCAGTCGGTCCCGGTGCACCCGTCGCGCCGGTGGGGCCGGGGCCGCCGGTGGGGCCGGTGGGTCCGATCGGTCCCGCTGGTCCCGCGGAGCCGGGCAGCCCGGTTGGACCGGTGGGGCCGGGGCCGCCGGTGGGGCCGGGCGAGCCGGTCGGGCCGGCCGGGCCGGTTGGACCCGGTGGGCCGCCCGGACCGTTGGGGCCGATGCCGCCGGTGGGACCAGTGATCCCGCGCGGACCGTTGGAGAGCAAGGTGGAGTAGGGGATGGTCATGGCTTACCCCATCGTCCGTACGCGCCAGCCGTAACTCGCTCCCCAGTATTGCAGCGAGGTCGAGAAGCCGGTGATGTCCATGACCAGCGAGGTCTGGCTGACTCCGTTGATGAACTGCCCGGCGGCGGCGTTGATCGTGACCGTCGAGGCCGCGCCACCGAGGTAGGTGAAGGACACCGGCGAATCGCCGAGCGCGGCGGTGGGCAGGGTGAAGGTCAGTGCGCCGCCGATGGAGTTGCAGCCGTAGTTCTTGCCGGCTGCGCACACCGTGGTCGCCGGTCCCGTCACCACCACCGGGGTGGTGAAGAACAGCCCGGTGAGGTTGACCATGATCGAGGTGTTGGCCAGATCGGTGGCACCGAACGTGGCGCCCGAGGTGTAGGCGGTATTGACGTAGTACAGCGTGCCGTTCGGCGTGGAGTTGTAGGCGTCGCCCACGCCATAGGCGGTGTTGGCGACCCAGTTGCCGCGCACATTCAGCGGCGTGGTGACCACTTCGGGGTTGCCGTTCGTGTCGAAGCGCAGCCACAGGCCGGCGCGCGCGGCGGCATTGGGCATGTCGGCAAGGGTCTCGCCGGAAGGCGCCTTGAGCGCGCGAACAATGTCAACATTTACACCGTCGAAACCGGACTGCACGCCCTGCAGTTCGCTGTTGACCTGTTCGGCCTTGGCGCTTTGGCCGGGCTGCCCGGTGAACTGGTCCTGATAGTAGGGATTGGTCGCGGGCATGGTCACGCCTCCTTGGTGTTGCGGTTGATGATGCGGGGCGAGTATTGGTACATCATCGAGGTGATCGTGAATGGCGTATCGTTCACCGAGGAACCGGACATCGCGACGCTGATGTTGTAACCCTCCAGCTCAAGCTTCACCGCCAGCCCGGCATAGGCCGGCGCATCCCAGATGAATTGATCCCACTTAGCCACGTCCCACAGGCCACCACCGCCGCCGAGGCTGTCGGTCGGCATGGTCTGCCCGGTGCGGTTGCCGTAGTCGCAGTCAGCGCCCACCGACACCGAGCTGGAGCCTTCCGGGCGCACGTCGATCTGCACCCACCGATAGCGGCTGAAGGTGGACGGGATGCCGAGGTTCCAGTAGGCGAACTTCAGGAAGTGGTCGAGCACCTGACCGTCGAAGCTGCGACCCTTGTCCAGCTCGTACACGTAGCCGTTGGCGCCACCGAGGAAGGCGCGCTCCACCTCCTTGCCGTTGGCGTCCTCCCAGAAGCCGGCGAACGTGCACGTCGGCTGGTGCACGTAGGTGCCCTGCGTCCAGCCGGCGAACTGGCCGGTCGCGTTGATCGCGAGGCACAGCACGTTGCCAGAGGCGAAGATCAGGCGGTACAGGTTTTTCTTGCGGGTGAGGATCGCGCCCACCGGCGTGTCGTTGGCGAACGCCGCTGTCACAATATCAAGAATCTTGTTGGTCAGCGAGGCAGCGGAGAAGTTGCCGTACTGCGCCGAGGCGGCCACCGTGGTGATGCCGCGGTCTTCCGCGAACACGATCTGGCCGGGCATCTCGTCGGTCTTTTCGTAGGCGCCGGTGTTCTCGCTGTAGACGCGAATCTGGAATTGTTCAACCTGCTGGCCGACCAGAATCCACAGCTGCCGCCGGGTGCCGATGATCATGCTTTCGCTGACATCCTCACGCATGAAGGTGATGTCAGCACCGACCGAGCGGGCGTCCGCGCCAAACACCGGGTTCCAGTTCAACGGCAGCTGGTAGCCGGAGTTCTGCAGCGAGCCACCGGGGAAGCCATAGAACAGGTAGTTGGCGTGAATGTTCAGATGGGTCGGCGTGTCGGTGGTCATGCCGGTCTCGATCGCCACATACACGTCGTTGACCGGGTCGTACTCGAACCCGTTGCCGACGCCGTTGGTGCCATAGATACGGAAGCCCGACAGCGGGTTCTGGTCGAAGTTGAAGTTGTGCGAGCGCAGGTAGTAGCTGCCACCCGGCGGGATCGTCTGCGCGGCGTTGGACACGTAGGTGCAATAGGTCACGCCAGCGACCTTCAGCAGCTCGTTGGCAGTCGGCGTGCCGGTGATCGCGGACACGATGAAGTAGCCGGCCGCGTCGGTGCCCCACGTCCCGGTCAGCGTGGCCACGCGCTTCACCGTCATGGTGGCGCCGGAGGTCGCGCCCACCAGCACGGTGCCTTCGGGCATCTGCTGCATCGAGGCGGCGTAGACGCCGGCCTTGTACCGCACCTTGATGCCGAGCGCGATCTGCACCCAGCCGGAGGTGGTGGCCTTGAACATCAGCGCCTGCGTGCCACCGGAGTTGTTGCGCCATGCATACACGCCGCTGGCATGCGGCCACACCGCGAGCACGCCGCCGGAGCACGAGGCGCCGCCGACCGTCGCGATGGACGACTGGAAGTACAGCCACTTCTGGTAGTAGTAGCTGTCCGACAGTGCGGTGGTCAGCCCGCCGTTGGTGATCGGCAGCCCCACCGAGGGCGTGGTCGTGCCACTGGTCAGGGTCGAGCCGTTGCCGACGAAGGTGCCGCTGACATTCACCAGCACCAGCACGTAGTTCACCGGGTCGAGGTAGGCCAGCGTGCCGGTGGCGCCCGATCCCGACTCGGTGACCGTGGCGCCCGGCGCCGGGGCGAACGCATGGTTGCTGAAGGCCACCGACACGTAGGGTGCATCCGAGGGCGAAGTGTGTCCGTCGAAACGCTCGTAACCGTCGAAGCGGCGATAGCCGCCGAGCATGCCCGGCTCATAGTTCTGGCACCCCAGCAGCTCGCCCGGCGGGATCAGCGCGGGCGCATCCATGACGTTCAGTCCGCCGGTGGCGCTGAATGGCTTGCTCGTGCGGATGACGTTTCGCAGTGCGCCTTTGCCTTGCGAAGCGAGGGCGGTCCCGAAGTCCATGGCATCACTCCACGTAACCATCGGGGTTGGTGGTGAAGTCGTTGCGGCTCTTGCGCGCCGCGCGACCACTGGGCAGGCAGGCGGACTCCATCTTGTCCAGTGCGTCCATGTACTCGGCGGTCGAGCCGGTGAGGATTTCCACCGCGTTCTCGCGCTGCGCATACAGGAGCTTGGCGCGCTCCACGATGATGGTGTCGTACTGGCTGGGGATCGGCGAGGTGTCGATGTTGTTGACCATCCGCACCGGCACTTTCCAGTACGCCAGCTTGGCCGGCAGTGCGGCCAGCGTCAGGTGCGACAGCCAGATTTTGCCGGATGGGTCGATCGACCAGCATGTCGGGGAAGCATTGACAGTCTTGACTTTGTTTTGCCAAGTGACCATGAAGCGTTCCCAGTCCATCCACACCGGGAACGATGGGTTCACGCCCACGATGTCGGGGTTGAACACCAGCGACAGGTGGTCGATGTCGTTGAACGCCTTGGTGGTCTGGAAGGTATCGGTGTTGGCGCCGATCGTCAGCGTGTCCTTGTACCAGAGGAAGTTCCAGTCAGACCACAGGTTCTGCACGAGAATGTCGGCGCGCGCCACCCAGTTGACGATGCGCACCAGCTCGATGCTGGTGTTCGCCGTCACGCTCTGGATGACGCCGCCGGTCACACCGAGGTCGGAGACGACATCCTTGCATAGCTCAAGGAAGGTCCGGCTCATGGTCAGTCGCCGTGGCGCAGCAGGAAGCCGATGTTCAGCGACTTGTCGCCCGGATCGGGCACGAAGGCATCGGCGTCGCCGGTTTCATCCAGCATCGCGCGCAGCTTCACCGCGGCGGTGTAGATTTCCGCGTCGGTCTTGCCGGCGAGGATGTCGGCGATGTCGGCCTTGCTGGCATCAGGCGGGATCACCGGCGCCTCGACAGGCACGTCCGGCACGTTCGCCGCGATCGGCACCACCACGTCGGGCGGGGTGATCGGCTCCACCGTGTCGACACGCACGAACAGGTGCGGGCTGTTGGCCCGGTTGTAGGGACAGTCCACCACGTCGCCGCGCACGTTGAAGTACACGTTGTCCTGAAAGATCGGCAGGGCGCCAGCTTCAGCGCCGAAGGTCTGCCCGAAGGGGCGGCTGCGGTCCAGTTTCATGGGGTCAATTCCTCTGCTTGCCGAAACGATCGGCGGAGAACGGGAACTGGTCGTTCTCGCACTGGCCAGCCATCGCCTCACGCAGCGAAAGACCTTCGGCCAGCGAGGGGACGCCAGTGGTGGCCGCGGCAACCGCGGCATGGTCGCGAACCACGGTCTTGGACCGGCGCGAGGCCAGACCCTGATCGGTGATCGCGGTGTAGGGCATCTCGGCCGGGGCGAACACCTGCCGTTGCGCATCGCGCAGGGTGGCGTCGTTGAAGCCGTCCGGGGTGGAGAAGATCGCGTCCATCGACGCGAGGATCGGGGTGGCTTTGGTCTTGCTCATGGGCTTCTCCGCTCACGCATGGAAGCGGGCGGCCATGACGCCGCCCGCTGTGGCTACGGATGGATCAACCCCACGACAGCTTGGAGCCAGCGCCGCCGTTGTTGACCTTGCCCATCTGCGGACCGTCCGGCTTGCCGGTGGACACGTCGCGGCCTTCGCCAAGCGACTCCGGCGACTCGTCGTGGAACGGCATGCAGCAGGACAGGCCACGGGCCAGATCGCTGCCAGTGCTGATCGGCGTGCGCGGGGACTTGTCGCCGAACACGTTGCCCGGCTTGCCGGGATTCTCGTGCACGGAATTGGTCGGGAACTCGCTGGGACCGACGCCGGAAGGGCTGTTGCCGATGGCGGCATTGAGTGGGTTGGACATGGCTTCATCCTCTGGGGTGAAAGGTTGTCACACGGGCCTTGCTGCAGCGCGCTACAGGTTCGGTCAGTTGTTGATCTTGTCGTAGCCGACGAGGATGTAGACGTCGCCGGTGCCGGCAGGCGTGCCGCCAGTCGGCGCAACGAACGTCGCGATCAGGTCATGCAGGCCGGTCGTCGGGTAGTTGCCAGCGAGGTAGTTGGTTTTCCACACCGCGGCCACGTCGTTGCCGGTGATGCTGGAGCCGGCGGCAAGCGCACCCAGAGCGATCGAGGCGAACTTGTCGGCCGTGGTGCCGTCACCCACCTGCACCAAGGCCGGGGTGGTCACCTGCGTGAACAGCACGGTGGCCACCACCATGATGTCGAGCACGCGGGCGAACGTCGCGCCACGGGGCACCGGGAGTTTCTTGCTGCTGCCGGTCGAGAAATCCACCGCGCTGAACTTGTAGGTGGTCTGGTGGTAAGCGTCATACTGGGACATGGTTGTTCTCCGAAAGCCGGGAAGGGCTGCGCCCGCCGGTGAAGGCGGGCGTCAGACGCTTAGTTGAGGGAATCCCACTTGAAGATGCGGGCGTTGTAGGAGTCCGCGGTCGTGGCGCCATGCACCAGACCGAAGCCGCCCACGTAGTACCACGCGATGCCGCGGGACCGGCCGAAGTCGGTCGGGATTTTGCCGCGGATTTCCTCGGGGATGACCATGGCTTCGGCCACGGTGTCTTCACCGAAGAAGAAGCACCAGTCGGACGCGCCATTGGTCCATGGCACCGGGTTGCGGAACGTGTAGCTGGTGGCATTCCACGCACCGCCATGGGCGATCGCGGTCTGTTCGATGAAGCGGATGCCTTCGTAGCGGCCGATTTCGCCATTGGCGATCATCTGGAAGCCGGACTCCACGTACTGGCGAATCGCTTCGAGGCTGTTCTTGAAGGTGCGGAACGTGGTCGGCCACGCCATCGCGTAGTAGTCGTCGCCGGTGTACGGCGGCACGTTCGCTTCCTTCATCACGTCGGAAATCGCCTTGACGTGGCCGTTGGTCATCGGGGTGTTGTTGGTGATCGTCGGCGCGCCCACCTGCACGGTGACCGAGGTGGTCGAGGTGCCGCCGGCCGGGCCGACATGCATCACGGTGGAGTTGAACTGCGCCCACGCGGCGCCATCGAGCGTTTCCTTCGCGTCGATCTTCAGCACCTTGTGGATGATTTCCGTCACCGGCTGCTTGCTGAAGTTGTCCAGCTTGCCGGTGTACGGCACGCTGTTGCCGTACTCGGTGATCGACAGCGAACCCTGGCTGATGGTGAAG